CTTAAGATCGCTTCCTGGGTTTTCGCGCTCATACGACTTTCTACCTTTTTCATTCAATCCCCCTGACTTTTTCTTACCTTCCTTTCTTGTCCATGCAGACTCAGAAAGTTCTCTTATTTCTCTATAAGATTTCATGATATCAACCCATGTGTGCTACAGATGTAGCGTAGATATCTGTAACTGATGCCTCTGTCTCTACAGTGTCTGTAGGTTCTTTATCAAGCACAATAGGACGATGTGGAGCAACGTAGATACTGCCTAGAGTGTCTCCACCAGCGTTCTTAACAGTAACCAAGTGAGCGTTACCACCAGCATGGTTGTGCTGCAATAGAACTTTTTTACCACTGTCGATATTATTAGCAGTGGTAGTTAATTGGGTTGCTTGCCCCAGAAGCTTTACTACGTTCATTGTTCTCGTTTATTTTTATTTATCTTTTTCCGCCGCCCATTTCCTTTAACATCTTCTGTAGTTCAGCAGTGCTACCTACAAACATAGCATTGTTAGTAACAGAAGATGGACCTTTCTTTTGCTCAGCATCTAAGTCCTTCATATTCTTATGTAATGCTTGGAGTTTCTCAGTCATGTCTGCAACGTGCTTCATTGCCGCTACAGCGACTTCATACGCTCTCGGGTGCCCTGACTCCTGAGCGACCTCTAAAGCGCCTTGTACCGCCTCCTGACCCTTATCTATGAGTACATACAATTCTCCACGAGTGTACTCATAGTCTTTTGTTCTATCATCTTTATCTACTTTTTTAGGAACAGGTTTTGATGGAGTTGATTCTGATTCAACCTCAATATCAAAAACCTCTTCCATGTTGTCTTCAAACTTACTCATGATAGTACCGTAAATCCACTATTAAATCCGAAGTCATCGTCGGCAGTAACAAGAACATCATCGTTAGCATCAACTTGACCATCTTGATTGATATCTGTTTTTGCTTTGGGTGTGTAATTAAGTTCAGCAACTCTGCGACCCACTGCAGTATCTCCAATAGATTCGTAGACAGTTGCCTTTCTGATGATATCTGCTTTGTTGTAAGGTCCGTACAGATAAGTCTTTGCACTAAACTGTAGTGTATAAATTACTAGTCTTCTATTCAAGAAACTATCATCCCAATCATCTTCTAGATTTACGGAATTTAAAGTAATGGAAACATCTCTTTTTTCATCCATATCTGGAATCATCTTCAATGTGATATTGAAGGATGGTTGAAAGAAAGGAAGAATCTGTTCTAAAATTTGAAGACCAGTGTCTTGATCTTTCGACAAAATGCCTAGTTCAAAATTTAGTGTGTATGGGACAGGAAGATACTGAACTCTAACTTCGTTACCGTTGTTGTCGATAACACTTTTGTATTTTTGAATTGGAGATGTTTTTCTTCCTTGATCATAAGAAATTCCAGTCATCTCAAAATACATTCGGGGCATTGTAATCGCCACCTTTTGAGTTGACTGATTTTCAAATAAACGATATAAAAACTTTTGCTTTGGTCCATACGCCAAAGCTACTTTTTCAGACTCGATAACTTCTCCATTAGAAGGATCCTTTGTCTTCACTTCAATATTGTTGAACAGAGTACCAAAACCAATAACTGTTCTACGAATTGTTTCGTTATAAAAATGATTTCCCAACATCAGAAGCTACCTGTAAAATTACCATATTCACCGAACGGATTACCCTCCGTCCAATCGACAATATCATCTGCACCGTCTTCAATACTCACGTTTTGATCGTAAGCAGAGTTCGTATTATTAATCGAACTAAATGATCCTAATGTATATAGGGCATTAGAAACAGTGCCTCTAATCAGATCACCATCAATAAAGTCTCCAGTCTTATTCATAATCTTGAGTGTATTTGTAGATGCATTCCAGTCAGCAACTTCAGCAATTACACTAGTTCCTAGATCATACATTTTCGCTCTGTTACCACTGGTATCAGTAGTCTCGTATGCATTGATAACGTATCTAGAATTAGCAGAGTCATAATAAAAATGACCCTTTGTTGTGGTAGCAGTTGTACCATTATATGTGTATCTAAACTTGAGACGATTATCCTCAAAATCCCAGAAGAAATATTTGACTTGTGTAGTCGTAGCAAAGTTAGGATCAAATGATGCAGAGTGATCTACATAAATCAATCCAGAACCATCTGAGGACCAAGTTCTATCACCACCTCTATCGTAGAAATTACCACCAACAACATATTCTCCGTCAATGAAATCAACCGCTGCATCAGGTGCAGCAATAGTTACTGTAGGTGGATTTGTATATCCTTGACCAGGATTTGTAATAGTAATTACATTAACACCCGCTTCGTTAATTGTACTAGTAGCAGTTGCTTGAACTCCATTAACAGTATCATCTGGAGGACCCAATGTTACCAGAGGAGCAGTTCTGTAACCAGAACCAGAAGAAGTAAGAGCAATTGTATTAACAATACCAGAAGATACGGTAGAAGTTGCTGTTGCTGCAGTTGTACTGGAAGAAAGAACAAGTTCTGTAATGAAAGAGTTGTCTAGTTCAATTTCATCAATCTCTTCAATACCAGTGTTGAATTCATCATCACCCTGCTCATAAATTTCTGCAGTAATTTCGTAGTAATATAGTTTTCCTAATTGATAGAATGGCGTTTCTCTCTCAACAAATTTAATTTCATATGCGTTTTCCGTCAGTGGAAAATATATTAGATCCCCTTCATTAGGTCTCTGTGTAATATTCAAATTAAGAGCAGGCACTAGAGACTGTTCCCATCTTCTTTTAGATAGGACAAATTTGATTTCGTCAGTGACTCGAACACCAAACTGACTAATGAATTCTGATGGTGTACCAAATCCTTCTACATTCACTAGAAGCATCTCAACCATATAAGACTGATTGAATTCAGAATATATGACTTCCCCTAGAGTTTTGTCTCGCAACAAAGTCCTAGGGATATAGTAGACATCAGATCCAAACAACTTGATTTGTTCATCAACCAAGTCCTGAACCAAATTCTGTTCGGTGTGACGACCACCGTATTGTGGAAAGTAAACCTTTTTCATCCGATCATATCAAGCGGAGGGAGTTCATATGTGCTAGAAGAAGCAGACATTAGTTCTTCAATCTCATTTAATGCATCTTGATAAAGTTCTCTTCCATTGATAGAGACACCACCTGGAAGTTGCACACCATTAAATTTAATTAGATTTTGACCCCACTGTCTTTTTAGTAATGCTGTTGCATACTTTTTAACAAAAGGATCATTAAAGACCTGAGTGTACTCGGTTGGATCAAGTGCCCTGTAGCACTCAATCAAAACAAACATATCTTCAGTAACTCTAGCTGGATCAATATCAATATAAAGACGATCTTGTCTTTGATTGAATCTGAATTGAACCATAGCACCTGTATTGATAACCATATCAATGGTTTCAAAATGTTGCTTTACCATGTAGTAGTTGACCATATCAACACCACCAAAAGCAAGACCAGTTCCTGAAGTATATGAGAATAGATCCATCAAATAGTATTGGTTATTTAAACCAAACAAACTATTACGAACAAAATTGGAACTCAAACCAAATACTTGTGATATACCAAAAATATGATCTGGTACTTCTAAAAAGTTTTTTCTATTCTCCCAACCAGCAGCATCTGGTGCATCGGTTGTAGCTGTTTCATTTTGAGTTGTGAAACGAGTTACATCATCAGCAGTAAATTGATGCTTTAAGTACATTCTTTCTGCACCGTTATAGCATCTTTCATTAAAATACTGAAGAGCATCATCTATAGCATCATCAATTTGATCTTCATCTAAATTAATTTCCAGCACAGGAAATCCAAGCTGCCTCAAGCAGTAATCCCTTAGTTGTGCCCTAGTGGCTGGTTTAGCCATAAAAAAATACCCCTAGTCTCCTAGGGGTATTTATGTTTAACAGTGTGTTTGGAAGATTATGCCTGAGATTCTGCCCAGGAGATCTTACCAGAGACTGTGTAAGGGTTAGATCCATCAACTTCAGAAGAGTCGATGATGTTCGCAACAATCGTTAGAACGTCAGGACCGTTGGGGAATACACCGTCGCCACCTTGAATCGAGTTACCGAGGTCAATCAGTTTCGAGAGGTCAAGAGTGGTTGTTTGTGTAGAACCGCCACCTGTACCGCCTGCTGCTCTGAAGGTGAAGATCTTCAGACCACCCGAGATAGTGTCGCCCTTCTCGTGCGAGATGAGCTGCGACAGGGATGGAGAGTCAACAGCGTACCAGGAGTCGGAGCTTAACGCGCCGTTCAGTCTGAGTTCAACTTCAGTCTCGTAGGAGGTCTGAATGTCGATTGCGTTCAGTTTCAACTGCATTCTGTTAATGATTTCTCTTTCACCCAAGATACCCTGGATAGAGGAGTCAACAGAAGGAGACAGTCTGATCGAGATGATAGGAATGTTGATATCAATCTCGTTAACTTCACCAGCAGGAGCACCAGAGGAGAAGACTGTCGAAGAAGGAACGGGGTTGTTATTCAACGTCGTTCTCAGTGGATAGTAAGTAAATCCTGTTGTGGTTCCTTCCTGATAGAGGATCGCAGCATAGTAGTTTGCTCCAGAAACACGAGTCTGCGAGATGGAAGAAACAGGTCTACCGTTAGAGAAGTATCCAGCGAGATAACCACTAATTGTATCATTATAGATGTAAGTACCTGGAGGGGTGCTTGTCGCTGCCGCAGATGGGAATCTGAGGACAATGTAGTGATTATAGATGTTGGAGTAGATTCTATAAGATGCAACGTAAGAGTTTGCATTGGTTGTGATGTTCGTTGCAGCCTGGTTGGTATACTTGAGCAAGTTACCTGCCGCAGTGAATAGGTATGCATCGTCATCCTGGAACATACCATCCATCATGACCGAAGTACCCCAGTGGAACAGAGTTGGCGTATGAGTTGCGATTCCAGTGGATTCGATTTCATAACGCGCAGGGAGGTTACCAGATCTGAAGTAGGATTCGGTGAGGCGGTTGTTATGTCTGAACTCATGGACGTACTTGACGTGTCCGTTCTGATCCTTAAATCCGAAGCGGATCTTACCAGCACCATACCAGGAGTAATCCATGTACGCCATCTGAATCTTGGTGAGATCTAGGTTGTAACCAGTCTCGCCAGTTCCATCACAGTGATCGATATTCCAGTTAGACTGTGCAACCTTAGTATCAACTGTCTTGGAGATCAGAACATCGCTAGTGGTAGTACCTCTGTACGATGGTTGAATCTTCAGAGTGGTGTTAGATGTGACCTTAACAACTTTATAGGTCTGACCACGGATAACAACCTTATTACCTTCAACGATCTGACTGGTGAACTGAGTATCAAGACCAGTAACTTCGTTGCTGTTCTTAGTAACAGAAACTGTACCAGTCATCTGCTGTGTAGAAGATCTTCTTACACAATAGATTTCTTGACCATCATACTCGAAGAAGAATCCATTCTGGAAGTCAAACATACCGCAACGTACTGCTGCGTTGGACCATTCCTTCATGTGATATCCGAGGAATCCTCTTGCGATATTTGCAGTTGGGATTAGAGTTCCAAAGTCAACTTGGAATGTGAAGTCGTCAACGATGTTGATAACTCTCCATCCAGAAGTCTCATTGTTGTACTCTGCATCCTCAGCGTCAGCGATAAGGATTTCACTGTCTAGGTTGATATTGTGTGGATACTTAGAAGTGATTTGGATTCTGTTCTTAGCACCATCTGCTGCATCAGTGATAACAATCTCACCACGCATTGTGGTTGGATTCTGCTCAGAGATGTAGTAGTAAGTACCAGCAGTAATCAAGGAAGTATCCCACTCAATTGTTCCGTTATCAGTACCATTATTAGTAATACCTTGGATTACGTTATACTGATAACCTGCTCCAAGACCGCTTGTCGCTGTCTCAGAAACAATCCACATGTTGTTTGTACCAGCACTGCTATTAGCAAGAGTTAGTTTATCACCTGCCTTTAGATTCAGGGTGATGTTATCACCAGTTGCATCACCAGAGAAGGTAAATGCTAGGTTACCAGCAGCGGTTGTGGTTCCATAGTTCTCGATGTTACCATATACATCGCCAGATACCTGAACATAAGTCATAGACTTACAAGGAATCTTTGGATTGAAGTTGATAGCGAGAGAAGTCTGGATGCCTTTACCTGACTGATAACGGAAATACTTACGTGTTTGACGACAGATTAGACCGTCTGGAGACTTGGAAGAACCAATTTCCATACCACCGTCAAATGGTCTGTGGAGATAGTATCCATCAGGACGTACATAAACTAGTGTGTCGATGAAGTATTTCGCATTTGCATCAGTGAATGTGAAGTCTTGATCAACTAGCATCTCATGGTCATCCTTAATAGCGGTGATTAGACGCTCGTGGATAGTAGAAGGAGATGTTGTTGTATCTAGAACTCTGATAGTATCACCAACCTTGAAGTAACGCTTGAAGTTGGTATCAGCAACAGTTAGAGAACCCTGAGAACCAATGATTCTTCTAGAACCAGAAGTAATATCAAGTTCACCGTTACCTAGAACACGACCAGCAACGTTTGCGTGGGTGAAGGTGTGGTTTTCTGGAATACCAGTACCAGCAGTGATATCGAGATAAGTGCCTGCAATAGCATTTGCTCTGCTGTCTGCGAGTTGGAATTGATCATCGTCAAGTTGGATGATGTAGTAATCATTTCCAGAAGTTAGACCGCCTAGAGTAGTACCACCATTGTTAGAGTAGATAACCTTTTGACCAGTTACCAAGAAGTGGTTAACGATTGTGAATGTATCAGTAGAAACATTTAGAGCAGTTGAAGTATCGAAGAGTTTCTTGGTTGGGCGAACCTTGAATGGAATGTTAATTTCAAGAGTCTTCTCGTCGATGATAACGGTGTTCTTATAACCACCGTCAGAGACACCGAAGTCGGAGGTTTGGTCTTCAAATGCTTGCTGACCAGAACCTTGACTTGTTAGTGTAATAGAAGGATCAGATGCTCTGAAGGAGATGTTATCGATGTTAGATCCAGAACCACCCCACTGGTTATCAACGTCGATGTAGTTATTATCATTGTTGATTGTTCCGTTGTTGACTGCAACGATGGTGTAAATACCATTTTGCTCCAAGTTCTGGAAGTTAGCAACCATATCCACTTCCATACCAACGGTTAGTTCGTTTGCCTGGATGGATAGTCTTCTGATTCTGGTGTTATTTCCACTAGCACCATTAGTGCCTACAGAAGCTCTACCAGTGAACGAGACAGATGCGGTATTTCTCAGAGCGAATCTATCGCCTGTAACAACATCAACATAGTAAGTGTTACCACTGGTTAGACCGCCAATTGCCTGAGTTCCTTCATTGGTATAAATGATTCTGTTGTTTTCAGAGAGGTTATGCTCTTTAACAAAGATGGAGTTGGACTTAGCGTTCTCAACAGTACCAGAGAATCTGTAGTTACCACGGAGTTCTAGCATTCTTAGAGTCTGACCAGAGAGAGAAGTCTTGAGTCTGAATCTGTTATCATCGACAACCTCAACATAAACAGTTGTGTTATCATTAATAGTAGCCATGGAACTGGTGTTCCAATCGGTGTTGCTGTTGTACAGCAGTCCAGCATTGTTATCACCATTCAAGATATTGAATGTTAGAGCGTTGTTTGTGGTCAACTGGTGGTTCTCAGCATAAATTGTATCCTGATCTGCAACCTTAGTTAGAGGCATCCAGTAGAAACGACCTCTCCAGTCATAAGACCAGTTGGAAACATCACGCTCATAGTTCCATGTTCTCCAAGCATAGTGGTTACCATAGATTTGAATCTGACCGTTGGAGGTACTACCGTTAGTGTATGGGTTAGCATTCTGACCGTATACAGTACAGTAGTAAGGAGCGATGTTAGAGTCACCAGATGTTCCGTAAGGACCAAGTAGGTTATATCTAGCAGCGTTAGATCTAGTTTGAACCATTGGGTTCGCTCTATGATCCATAATACCGAAGGTAGTTGGGAACATATTGTTCTGGTTGCTATTCGCTTGAGACCAACCCAAGTTATAGTTGTTAGCGTGACCGCCACCAAATCTAGGACCAGTTGTTCCAATACCGTTGGTGTGCTCAGGATATCCCTGACCGTTGGAATATGTGTGGAACAGCATGGAGTTCTCAACGTTAGAAGGATCTCCAACAGGACCACCTGTACCCGCTAGACCATAAGAGTTAGTACCATAAAGGTTGAGGTCATAACCAGAACCTTCGGTAATGTAAGAAGCGGATGTGGAACCATGATAGCTATTGCTTGCATTCGCTTGAGCATGATAATAAGCGGTTCTCATGTACCACTGGTAGCTGTTAGTCTTCTCTTCTCTTTGTAGTCTGTAGCAGAGAGCAAATCTGTGCTTACCACTATCAAAAGTTGCACCTCTGTCCAGCTTTCTCATCTTCATTCCAGTTACACTGGATGGAGTGCTGATTAGAGAAACAAATACAGGAGATGTTCCTGTTCTATTTGGATTGTAGAGATTATCAAGAGAAGTTGCTAGTTTAACCTGATTGCTACCTACCTTAGAAACAACATACTTTTCTCCAAAGGTTACACCGAAAGAAACTCCAAAGTAACCACCATCCTTATACAGAGCAACGAAGTCGCCATCTCTTAGAGAATTGTACAGGGTAGTAGGAAGTGTGAAGGTATCGGTATTGTGATCGATAGCGTCAATTTGATGCTCTGCATTCTTAGAAACGATAGCAGCATCTTCTCTAGAGAAGAATTCGGAGTGACCCATGTTGTGAGCACTTGTGCTGCTGTCTCTAATATCACTCTGAGGAGCACCGATAACACATTCTTCACCGAGGTAATCCATAGCGATGGAAGAACCGAAGCGAGAAGAAGTACGGCAGTAATTAGAGAGGAACTTACCAGTCTCTTCATATGCAGTTCCATTTGCATCTAGACGATAGGAGAATG